CTGCGCCTGGCTGGTTTTTGATTATTTCTTCTGACATATTGTCACCTCCTAGTGATTTGTTCATTTGAATAGATCGGCTGTTTTGAGGAAACTACCGCCCCATAGGGATTTTTCAACCGTTTCAGGTTGATTCTGAAAGATATCGCCGATATCTCCAGACTTTCGGAATGCGGTGTCTGCTTCCACAGCGTCTACTCGTTTTCCAAATTCATTAAACTCATTTGATACTGCTGCAATATCTTTTGCAACTGCTGCAAATGAATCCTTTACTGTATCAACATCGACCTTTGAAGACTTAAGAAGTTCTACTTCTGCTTGCAAAGACTTTACTGTTGACACTAGATCGCTAAAGGCTGATTCTAGAGTATTTTTCATTTCAGTAACTGCTTCTGCAATTACCTCTTCTGACTTAGATACTTCTACAACTGCTTCTGTTACTGCCTCGACTGCTTCAGCATCTTCTGCTTTTACAATCTCTTCTGCTACAACTTCATCAGTCTTGACAACATCTGCTGTCTCAACCTCTTCTGCCTTAGCAACTTCCTCAGTAACTTCTGCAACTGATGCATCTGCCTCTGGAGCGACCACAACATCTTCAACTACATCTGTCTTTTCAACTTGTGTTTTTGATTTTGTCATAGGTTGTACCTCCTTGTTAATCTTAGAAGTATTAATGCCTTTAGCACTATCAACTAAGAATTTTATCATGTCTGTCTTTTCATTATCTGTTTTTTCAACGAAACCTATATTTTCCATTTGCTCACCAGTAGTTGGGCTTACCTCTGACTCATTTTCTGAAACCATTACGAGACCTGATTCCTTATCATAAAAAACATTCTCTAAAACTGTTTCGTCACCCTTAATAACATTTACTCCGTCAACTTTTTCAACAGATACAATGTTTGCAAATTGATTTGCTGGGGAATCTACAAGACTCAACTCAATCAAATCATATTGCTTAATAATTCTAATTGCCTTGTCTGACTTCTCGTCAAACCCTTCATCCCACTTGTTCATACGTCCACCAATAGAAAAACCAGTTAGTGTTCCGTCTAGAACTTTTTCCCAAGTATCTTGTGCACCCTTTGAAACATATGCTGATACAAATACTCCGTTATAAAACTTCTTTGAGTCTGGATCAAAATACTTATCTGCTTTGAATGAAACCATCTTGCCTACTGCTAATGGCTGATGCATTTCTCTAATGTTCCCTCGGAATTTTGCAAACGCATCCATTGATGCTTCTGCTGTTACAATGTCATCTTGCTTGTCAACATTGTCTAAAGATGCAAATCCTGAAACGATTCTACGCTCCTTGTCCACCTTAGTAAGTGGCATGGAAAGACGTAAATTTTCCCCATCTGAGTTCCAATGGGCCTTGGATATATTGCTCACCATTATATTATACCCTCCATTTTATATAAGTATCACATTGTGGACAAATTGGACATTAAGGAGTTTTTCTTCCTTCACCTTTTGGGTTTCGTCCAGCGACAGTCGATGAACTGTCAGAATTATTATTTGTTCTTTCGGCGTCTCTTGCTCTTGTCGTGGTTGCCTCTGCTGCTGCTTCTGGCTTAAGGTCTAGGACCTCATCTCCACCGTCTCTCTGTGGCATATCCAAAACAACTCTTGCTTCGTTAGGAGTCATGATCTGATTCTTAACGTAACGCTCAAGAATTTGAGACTGGGCAATCTCATCTGTCAGTGTCAACTCGTTAAATACAAACTCAATGATATCTGTCTTTTCACGAATAATCTTGTTGATCATTTTTTCAAGTTGTCTCTGTGCTGGTCTTGCAACCTGCTCCTTAAAGGTACGATCCTGTGCAAGTGCTGCTGCTATAGATCCAGAATCGCCACCTCCAAGTTTAGACAGTGGTACCTGATGTGCTACCAGGATGTCATCACGGTTTTGCTTACGATACTCTTTAAATGAGCCGTCCTGTATACCGTCTTCGATGGGCTCCATCTTGAATTCGACTTTGTTATTTTCGCTATCACCTGGAAGTGGAATATATAGCGTTCTGTGTGACTGCCCTCTGAGATTTGTCTGCAAGAATCGGAACATCTTATCTTCTGCATCTCCAGAAAGTTTTGCACCCTTTAGTGTTACAACGTAGCGTGGGACTGCCTTGTTTGCAAAGTAGTCAATATTGTATTGTGAAGCAAGTGAGTCTCCGTGTAGTGAGTTGATAGCCGACATGATGTCTGGCACTCCGTAGAATGTGTTGAGAGGTGAGTACTGCTTAAAGTGAATAATCTCGTTTGGTCTAGCATCTGTTGTTAGTGGGTTTTGATTCTTTGCACCAAAGTTGCGGAAGTAGACAATCTTATTTCCAATGATCTGAACATATCCATCCTTTAGTCTTCTAACTCGCATTGTTGTCGCTGGGATATGCCCAACATAACCAATCTCTCCACGAGTTGTTCTACCAATTTCAAGATAACCATTTCCAGTTGACTGTAGGTCTGTGTAAACCTTTTCCATTGTGGCTGTAAATGAGTCATCGTCATTAAGTGACTCTAGCCAGTCTCTTGCTTCAATCTTTGTTCTTTCAATTCTTTTTCTTGCTTTCTGTGTTGCACTGTTATCTTCTGAAGACTCAAGTCTCATCATTGTTCTTTGAGAAACCTTAAACTCATAACCTAGTCCAACAATGTTTTCTACCTTGGCATCAATTGCTGCGTGGTTTGCAAATGAAGTGTCATAGTAGTTTGCTAATTCATAAAGGTTCCATGGTGGAGTAATAACATCAAACATTCCATAGCCATTTACATATACTAACCCTGGGTTTATCTCTTTTGACTGTGCTCCATCAATACCGCTTTTTCCAGCAAGTGCTGCAGTCGTATATTGTGTTGTTGGCTCAACCATCTTGGTTGCAGATCTGCTAATGCGTCTTTTAAAGTTTGCTTCTAGTCCATCAAGAGATTTTAATGTTTCCCAGTTACCATTGAATGGATCTGACTTTGAGAATGTGTCATCCTTCTTTATTGCATCATCAATTCTTGCGTGGATTTCATAATCGTTGTCTTCCATGATTACTCCTCATCCCCATATTTAGCAATAGTGTCCTTGGCTGCTTGTACTGCTCCAAGGTCATTTAGAGAAGGTATAAGTCCAGCATTTAGTCTGTCAACTTGTTCAGAATATTCTTCTTCAGAAACTCTTGTTAGTCCTGGAACAAACACACAGGTGCCGTCTCCTGGGTCTCCGTAATACATTGCAGTCTTTTTTAGTTCTGCCATTCTAGAGATATCATTTTTGTCTGAAGGGATATTAAGGACTGAGCCATTTCCATCAGTAAACCACTTGCCATTTGCCTTCTTGTATACATAAAGACCCCAGTCATAGTTCTTTTCAATGACTTGTCGTCTAACATTTTTTACAATTGGCTCACCAGTTTTTGGGTTTATTAAAGAATCCATAACCATAAGTATACCATATCATACTGGATCGACAACGTATTTGACCCAGTTAATATCCGTATACACAGAATATCCGTAATCCTTTAACGTTACAGGGGTATCATCTCCAACAATTAACTTATTGGTTCCCGTATAACTCTTGTAAACCTCTGCTGGATTAACTCCATAAAAACTCTTTTCTGCTAAAACAAGAACATTCTGCCAGTTAAATGAAGGAGAATCCCAAAATTCCCAGTCTAGGACAGAGCCAGACAAAACCTTAACTCTAAACCATGGTCTGTCTGAGACGTTCTGAACCTCTTGTAGGTTTGTTGACTGGTAGTATGAAATGCTATTAAATAGCAGTGGCCCTGTCAATCTTATTGCTCCCTCGAAAGATGAGAATATTAGGCTGTCAGCAAAACTTATACCCAAGAATCCCCACTCTTGAAGAGTTAGAACTGGTTCTTTAACAACCTTCCCATTCCAATAAAAACCTATGCCATTTTGAACTAAACCAGTCTTTGCATCTATTGCATAAATCTTTGCTCTTCTTCCGCTTGGATCGCTTGCAACCATGTAGAATTTTAGATATGCAGTTTTACTTTCTATCTCAAATATTTGTGTAGGTGCGTAAGGGAAATAATCTCCATCAAATCTAACGGCCATCTGCATTGCGATTGCTTTAAAATCATCTGCTCTGCTAGTATTGATTGGAATCAAAAGACCTCTGTTTACTAGTGGGTCATACTTTCCTCTAACCTGTATTCCGCTTGTCTTGGTTAGGTAAAGATATGATGATGATCCACTATATATCGAGAATGGGTTTTGCTTTTTAAAGTCATAATATATTCCTGTTTTTGTGTAAGGATAAATAGGAGTTCCAAACCTTGTTCCGATTGGACTTGCGTCAGATTCGTTTAATGCTTGTGAGGCATAAGAAAGTTTTTTAATAATAACATTTCCAATATCAGAATCTTTGATGTTCATGTCAATATGTGTGACAATAGAAAGATCATTAAAGTCTACCCCTGAAGGTGGATAAATGATCATGTTATCTACAACTTCATATCTTGTTGTCATCCAGTCTGTTCCAGGAACCAGGATGCCATTTCTAGAAGGTCTTTCTGTTTTTGTAAAATAGAACGGTGTTGCGTTTGCTCCTAGTTCAGTGTATTGGAAAGTTACATAACTTTTTACAATGGCTCCGTCTGTATCATACCTATAATCTTTTGCTATTTTATTTTTAAGATCTTCGTAATCGTTATACCCAGTAAATAAATAATTGTCAAGTGATTCATAAGTTCTTTGAACTGGCAGACCATATTCATTTGCAAGTTCTGCGTATGTCCAGTCAACTGGGTCGGTCTCTATTGCAATTGTTTTTGATGTTATTGGATAGTCTATGTTAAACTGAATAAAGTCAAGATCAAAATATTGGTCTCCTCTTTTATCAATAACAGACTCAGCAAAATAAGTTAGTGGGATTTGATCTTCCCAGTAGGCATTTGCAGATACTGATAGTTTATAGGTGTCAAAGACCTTATTAGGAGCAAGGGTATAACTTGCAACATGATCAATAAGTGCGTCTTCATCATCAATAAAAACCCCTCCACCAGATATGGCACCAAGAGCAGTTGAAGTTGGACCTCCAGAAGGTGGCATTGAGGTTGTGTCTATTCCACCATCTATACCGACTAACTGATTGTTTTGATATATAGCGAATAGGTCTTCGTTCCATATTGGTACGCCTAGTTCATTAAATAATCCCCTGATTTTTTGAAAATTGTATTTTGTACAAAAGCCAATCTTATAAATTTTACCAGTGAAAGTTGAAGTGTTGTTCTTTTTTCCACCTGCATACAATCTCAAATCAGATAAAGATCCAAAGAAGTCTGACGCTTGATCTCCAAATCTTTCAACAAAGGCTGGAATATTTAATCCAACATCGACTAACTCTCCTGGCTCAGCCACTAATGGTGAGTATAGCGTTTGTAAGGTTCCGTTATAATTCATAGAATACGATATTTGATTATTAAGCAACTCTATTGCAAAATAACTATTGCTGTTTTCTTTTTCAATTCTAAAGAGAGTTTGTGATTGAGGAGATGACTGTGGCAATCTAAAGCATCCGTAAAAAGCGGACACAGGACTTTTTAAGAAATCAAAATTTTCAAACAAGATATGCCCAGAAACGGTGTCCCAGGTAGGATTTGGTTTAAATGAAAAAAAGTTTAATGTGTCTGATGACTGGATAGCATTGCAATCTGAAAACAACTCATCCTGTGTTTTTGAAGACAGAAGAATTTGTGGAAGTGGATTTTTTGATACTGATAAACCTTTGCCCTGAATTAAAGTATTATCGTTAAAGGCTTGCTTCCAAGAACCAATTTTGGGATACTGATAGTTAGCAGAATAATTTGCAAAAGCATAATCAATAAAAACAGAAGTTCCGCTATACGATGTGTTAATGTTTTCTGGTATTTCTACACCCTGACCAAACACAAACTTTCTTTTTGTAACAGCAGTAGGGATAACATATGGATAAATTGCTACACAGTCTATATCAATTGGGAAAACATCTTCGTGTGCATAAAAGCCTATCCAGTCTTGCTCTTTTCCATTTAAAATCATTTCTGGGAAATCTAATGTGTCAGGATCATAAGTAAAAGATATAACTTCTTGCCCATTAATTACAAGAGAGGCAACATCTTTTCCAAGTCTTAGGTGTACGAGCATTGGCCTTGTCCATTCGCCAACATAATATGTTTGATACTCGTCGCCTATCTTTAATCCAATTGAAGGACCATCAACATAGATTCCATCATCAGATGCTATGGGGCCAATGATTCGTTTTCTATCATTTGTATATGCGTTAACTCTGAGCCAAGTTTCTAAAGTATACTCTTTAAATTTTCCAGACTCATTTAAAAATCCTAATCCAGGAATTATGATTGATGGGTTTATTCCATTTGGATACAGTGCCGTTAAACTAGATGTTCCATAGACAATTGGAATTCCTAGATTTTTTGCTTTAAGCATCTTGTCAGAAACTAAATAATATCCATTAAGTTCTTGCAGACCATAACATTTTGCAACAACGCCTTTTTGTGGAGCAATTGCGATTGCTGATGGAATGTCTATTGGTGTTATCCCAAGAGATGTGGAAGAAAACTCTTCTGACCATTGTCCAAAGGTTATTCCGTTTACTAAAAATGCATCCTCTATGCCTGAGCCTCCAATAAAGTTAATCTTAAAGACTAGTTGAATCTGTGCATCCTCTGGAGGTATATCAAATGTTTCTGACACAAAAACCCAGTTGTTGTTGATTATGGTGTCATAGTTTTTTAAGTGTGTGATTATCTCTGCGCTAGTTGGATCTTCATACCTGTACCCAATTTCAAAACCAGCAATGTAGGTGCTTTCAGAATAGAAATATGCTCCAACACAAAATGTTTTTAGATAGGCATTAAGTTCGTTAAGATTCATGATCTCGTCGCTTATTGCAACAATAGATGCAGACTCACTAGATGTCGGAGTAGCAACGATTCTATGAACATAACTATCAATAAATGGTTCATCTACTGACTGTGGATATATAGATACAGTTCCACCCGTTACCGTCCACTTTATACCGTTAGAGAGATCTCTCTGAGCCTCTGAAATTAAAGAAACATAGTCTGCGTTATCATCCAAAGCCCATAGGCCAGTCGGATGCTCAGCAAAGGCTTTTTCGGCATATAGGTTTGATGGAGTAGACATTATGAGTCTATTTTACCACAGAAGACTACTTGTTTATTTTAATTTCACAGTAATCTGTGGTGCAGTACATCTCACCTTGTGCCTCAAGGTTTTCTGCTCCATCATAAATAGCAGCAAAATCAATGTGCTTCAACTTGCCAATATATGACTCATACTCTTCTTCAGTAATCTGAGTATATGGCTGCTGAGGATAAACAGTATTTCCCATTGGAAGGAATGACACTGCCTTTAGTTGTCCCTCGTACATATGGAGTGCTGGAACAACATGCTTGGACTCTGTTTCCTTGTCAAATGAAAGCGTTACAGAAACACCATTATCAGACCAGTACTTTTGAGCAGTTGCAGCAAGTGCAATTTTCTCAAACAATGTTACATCCTTTTCAGATCTTGGATGACCTGACTTGATTGGGAAGTAAACTACTGATGTGTTTGCTGATACTACGTCATCTTCAATTGTGTACCCTGCTGCTTTGAACAAGTGCATCATTGGATCTGTGTTTCCAAATCGAACTGCACGAAGGAAGAAGTTTCCTCCAGGTCCCCAGTGAACTCCAGGAGTTGCACCAGAAAGAATTGAAACCGATCCTGATGGCTTAACTGTTGTTACACGAATTGACTCACGAACACATAGCCATTCTGAATACTGGTGATCATAGTGACGAATCTTATTGTAGCCTTCGTCCATCCATTCACGAACAATTGGCAAACCCTTTTGATCTGCAAATGATGCAATACCTGTTAGTGATGTACCAATACGACGGTTACGCTGCATGATACCGTTTGTTTGTGGCCAGTGTGTTGGAACAAGTGTTACAGTCTTTCCATAAAGGTATGCAAACTTCAGGGTACGCAGGAAGTCCTCCTTAGATTCATGACGATTCAAGTGCACTTCTACAAGTGTACATAGTTCGTATGATTCTAATGGCTGCTCCGCACATGGGTTAAATCCCATCACACGATAATCCTTACCGTCTGGCGCATCCTTTAGTCGTCCATAATTACGAGCAACATCAAGCCAGATAAAACCTGGTTCTCCGTTTTCAGTAATTAAATCTACATAGTCTTCGTACTTTGTTCCTACCTCTGCTGAGATAGAGTTGTTAGACATCCAAGCCCAGCCTGGATTCTCTGGGTCAAACGAGTTACGCTCTGGGAACATCTCTGAATTCTTTAGATTCATGAATGTGTCGTCTCCTGCAGTACCCAAAGCAAGTGTTGCTGATCTGCGAACATTGCCTGATACAACGCATGTACCAATAAGGTTTACCAAGTCTACAATGGCACGAGAATCTAGTGTTTCTCCGCCTCTGGAGCCGATTACACGGTCTATCTGGTCGTGCAACTTGATAAGAGGTGCAGGTCCTGATGCAACGCCTCCAAAGCCCTTAATGGGTGCTCCAAGAGGTCTGATTAAATCATAGTTAAACTTCTGAATGCTCTGGTTTGCTCTCAAGTATGAGTTGATTAGAAGTCTGACTGACTCTACCCAGCCTTCACGAGTGTCTGGAATTTCGAACACCTGTTCTGGTTCTGTTGGGGTATAGATTGAGAAATTCTTATCCTGTCCCACTGTATCAAACCCTACACCAATACCAAGCATCAAGGCATCCATGACCCAAGCAAATAATGCCCCTGGATCATTCTTGTCAAGGTCCTTTGTTGAAACCATTGCACAGTTCTGTAGTGCTGCTGAGTTCTTCTTCTCCATAGTCATAGGAGTTCCAAATGCCCACATACCACGACCTGGTGGTGTCCACTTTAGTTCAAACATTCTTTGGAATGCTTCTTGTGCAGACTTCTGAGCCTTGTAATCATTCCATGGCAAACGGTTTTCTTTAGCATGGTTTTTCTGTACTGAATACATCCCCTCGATTACACGACGACAAACTTCGTGCCATCTTTCCTTAGTTCCATCTTCCTTCATACGAGAATATGTACGAATAAAAGTAATTTCTCCAAGTGAATTTTCTGCTGCATCCTTAAACCCAAATGGGCTTTCTTGGCTTTTGTACTTTTCTACGAAGTCCTCTGGAAGTTTAAAACTAAAAAAATCTGACATTTGTATCGTCCTTTCAAAAACGGATTAAGTCATAAGTATAGCAGAGTTTTATAAAAAGTAAAACTCTCCCCTAAATAAGAGGTTGAGAGTTAAAAATTATTTACCACTAAGTATATGATTTATCTCTATATGATTTATGTTAACATGTTTTGGTAGACTTGCTACCCATCTTATAGACTCAGCCATATCTTCAGCAGTTATTGCAATCTCTCTTTTTTCTATTTGTGTATCAATTGTACCTGGACAAATCTCAGTAACTTTAATCCCATACTCTGGAAACTCTAGCCTCATGGTGTCTACAAGAGCCATCATTCCTCTTTTAGCATTTGTGTAATTTCCACCAGATCTATATGGATACTTTCCACCAAGAGAACTAACAAAAATTATTGTTGCGGACTCTGACTTTTTCATACATGGGACAAAAAGTTGAGAAAGATACATTGGGCCAGAGACATTTATATCGTAGGCTCTTCTAAAGTTATCCATTGTTTCATTGATAATGCTGGTTGGTCCAGCACCTCCTCCTGCATTGTTTACTAGCAGGTCTAGAGTTATATCTTTGTATTGATCATAAAACTTTTTTAATTCGTTGGCATTTGTAATGTCCATTTGATAGACCTCTACATTATCCCCGACTAAGCCTGAAACTTTAGAAAGATCTCTTGAAACAGCAATAACCTTATATCCATTTTCAGATAAAAGTTTTACTGTTGCATAACCAACACCTTTACTGGCTCCTGTTACTATTGCTGTTTTCAATATTAGTGAATCCAGTGTTGTGGAACCATGATCTTTTCACCGCTTTTGACTAAGTGTGCAGTGTGATGATATGGTGGTGATGGTGGGAAGACAATAATGCTTCCAGCCTTTGGCTTTATTGCAAATGAATAATTTCCATTATGCTCTGCTTCTGCAAAATCTGCTTCTGGGCTTGCATTCTGCAAGACTCCGTCTGGAGAAGCAATAGTGAAAGATAATTCTCCGCCTTCATAGTCATCGTTAAGATACATTACGAAAGAAACCTTTAGTCTCTCATCTCCCTCTTGCTGATCAAAGTGAGCACCCATGTAGGTTCCTGCTTGGTACTTCTTGATTGGGTACTGAGGAAATAGTTTTGGTTCATCTGTGATACCTTGAGCCTTTGCGTAATCTCTTGCAACATCGTCAAATGCCTTTTGCAAAGTATTATAGATATACTTATCTTTTTCGTCAGCCTCTGCAGTTAATGTAATAGTCTTGTCTGTTCCATAGACATAGTGTTGTCCACTGCAAGCCATCCACTCGCCCCATTCATCCTTGTTGTCGTTTTCAATTGCATCAACAAGTTTCTTTGGGTCTTCGATTACATTTGTGTAATAGTAAACCTTTTCTTCAAGTATTTCTCTGTCCATTGTATATCTCCTTAGTATTTATTTTTCTCATAAAAACCTGTTACCTTCATAAATCCTACAGTAACATATCTTATGGGTCCTTCTCCTACAAACCTTACTCCATGCTCATATTCTTCGTTTCCTGGGAAAATAAGCAATGTTCCTGGTTTTGGCCTTAAGTCTGAATCTTCTTTATTTTTAAAGAACAAAGTTCCATCCTTATAGTCATCATTAATGTATAGTATAGCAGCATATCTAATGGATGGGTCTGTGTGCTGGTCTGTGTGAGACTTTAACTCAACTCCAGCCTGCATTCTTTGTAGTGTCCCAAACCCAGCAAGTTCTAGAGATGGATCTGCTAGTTCTAATAGTTTGCCTAGTCTACCTTGAAGAGTCATGCTTATCTCTTTGGTCGTAATGTTTAGATTCTTGTCTTCCCATCCCTGAGTAATTTCAAATTTTCCTTCAGCAACAAGGTTTTCTACGTCGTCTCTTCCAAACTTCTCCATGCAAAATCTAGCAAGATTCTTTGTATACTCTATTGACCACTCTTCGTTTGGAGTAGTCTCAATTATTTCCAATATAGTGTCTAACTCTTCTGGCTTTAAAAAATCTTTTACAAACAAAACTTGGTCATGGAAAACCTCAGTATCGTAGCCAGCGTCATCAAACTCTTTTTTTAGAAATGCTTCCATTTACAAATCCTCAACCTTGTACTTGTTGCCGTCAGCATCTAACTTCCAGCCTTCTTTTAACAGTTCTTGCCATTCTGCTCTTTCAATTTCTTGCTTGGCTCTAGTCTCTTTCATTTCTTCAGCCCAGGCATCTCTTAGTTCTTGTGGATAGTCTGACTCTTCTCTATCGTCCCAGAACGAACCAATAGTGTATCTAACTCCACTGGTTATAAGAGTTACTTCGTGCATGTTATTAAATCCCCCGTCAAATGCAGCAAGCATTCCTACTTTAGGCTGAAGACTTATATCTTGATCTGGGAACTGCAACATTCCACCTTCAAAGTCATCGTTCAAATACAAAAATGCTGCATATCTACTTCTTGTAAAAGCACCAGAGTGTCCATGCTCATCTGTGTTATCAGAATGCTTTCTTGCATATGCTCCTGGCTCCCACTTCTGTGTGTGGTATCCAATTTGAGAAATTATCTTTGGGTCAAGGTCGTGAACGCTTGCAACAGCATTAACAATCCCCTGTTTGATTTGTGAGAATATGTCGCTTGGCAACCCTTCATTTTCTACATGCTCATCATTGTCTTGTGGCAATACTGAAGAGTAAGACTCGTAGAAAGATATGGGCATCCACGTAATTAATCCGAGTTCTGCATGCTTGTCTAAAACCTTTACAAGTTTAGCAGCAGTCTCTGCATCAACAAAGTTTTCATAAACAACTATGTCTTTGGTTATTCTTTTTTTATTATCTAGATTCATTTTATCCTTCTTTCTTTGTCAGCACTACTTTTATTAGGATTCTCATCTCTAAATTTTTGCATAATATCTTTTTGCATTTCCTGCCACTTTTCTTTGCCAAACTTTTCTTCATTTTCAAACCACTCTGAATCGCCAACAGAATACTTTGTCCAGTACATTCTTGAAAGATATTTTGATTTATGTTTTGCTGGCATGACTCCATGAAGATATATATATTTTTCAGACATTAGAAAATCTGGATGACCTGATGGGAAAACAAGAAGGTCTCCAGCCTCTGGCTTATACATATACGCTTCTCCGTTTACTATAAAGTCAATTTCTCCACCTTCGTAGTCGTCATTAAAATAGGTTAAAGCAGTAATTGCAAACTTGTGTCCTGGGCTTACAATTGGCTCTCTTATATAGTCTGTATGGTATGTCATTGCTACTGAATCTTCAATATCTGGTGTATACCTTGCAATAGATGGACCAGTATATTCCCAATCGCTAATTATATTTCCATTTTGATCTTTAATGTCTGGAACAATTTTATTTTCATCAAAATCAACATTATTTTTTGCAATATAGTCTTTTGTTGCTATCATAAAATTATTTAAAATTTCCAAAAGAACTTGCTTATGCTCTTCTTGCTTTTCTGTTGAAGTTTCCACTTTTTCAGCATGCTCTATTTTTAAATTATCGTTGTATCCTTTAAATATTGGATTAATATATTCGCCAAACTTAGACCAGGGTGTCCATGGACTAAACAGACCGTCCTCTTCTCCATTAGACTCTTTTAAAAGGTTATAGGTTTTATCAATATCTTTAAAAAGACCCTTGTATACAAAAATCTTTGGATATATTTCAACTACATTGAAGGAATTTGTCACGGCTTTCTATCTCCTGTGTGTTCTGTGATTTCCCAGAAGAACGGACATGTATATCTAATACCACTCTTAATCTCTGTTACTCCGTGAATATAGTTTTTATCCCCTGGGAAAAAATATGCTGCACCTTTTTTAGGTTTAAACTGAACTCCTTGTAGTGGGAAGTAAAGTTCTCCACCCTCATAATCATCATTCAAATAGAACAAACTAGAAAGGTCGTAGTTTGGAAAATCATTTGGAGTTCCAGCATCTGGACCTTCATGCAGTTCTTTGTCTGCATGAGGCTTCTGTAACTGGCCAGGTAGCCATCTAACAATGGTTGTTCCAGTAGGAATAACCTTTACCTTGTAGAACTCTTCAACTATTGGCTTTAGTCTTTCAAACAGACCTGCAATAATTGGAGCAATCGATGGATCATTCTTATCTAGAGTAGGACTAGTAGCAACCCTGTCTTTCCAATAACTTGCTTCATATACAACAGTTCCATTTTCATTAACATGGCTTTCAGTAACATCCCAAATTGTTAATGACTTTGCAGCCTTTTCTAGAAACTCTATTTCTTCTTGAGTCATAAAATTTTCTAACTCAACAATCATATCTTTGCTATTACCAAACCAGCCTGACGGTGTCATTGATGGTTTTCTTTGTACTACCTTATATTCATCCATGTTCATATTGTATCACCATTCGTGTTATCTTTAACTGAAAGTTTTAAGGCTTTTACTTCGTGAGAACCCAGACTTTCTCCCTTTTCATTAACAGCATCTCTATACCAATCTGTCCATTTCCCAGACTTATTGACTTCTTGTGCTGCTTCTCCGTAGGATATGTTTGCTTTTTCTTTTGACCTGTCCTCATCTCTATATTTAACAAGTTCTATGACTGTGTTATTTAAACTTGTTAGAGATATAGGAATAACAGTTGCTATTGGAGTTCCTGCTTTTATAACCACTCTTTGATTTGCTTTTCGTGCTTTAATGGCTAGTGGGAGTGGATTAGGATAAAAAGATGTACTGATCAAATTAGACATAGTCTCAAAGTCTTCGCTGAAATAGTTTACTGGATTA